TATCACTGTAACAGGCATAAAGAGTTTTCCAGCAATTTTTGCAAAACCTTTAACAAATTTTAGAATTGATTGGACGCCTGGAATTTTAGTAAACAATCCCATAAAACTTTTAAACATACTTCCAAGTTTCCCTAAGAAACTACCTTTTCCAGTAAAACTACTCATCCACACTCTAACAGTTGATAACATACTTCTAATTTTTCCTGCTAGTTTTCCTTCTTTACCACCATTAAACATTTGTATAAGTTTATCAATACCTAACCAGGCTGAAATTTTAATTCCCAAAGTAAGGAGAAAATCACCAATACCAAGTATCGCAATACCTGCCGTTTTGACACCTTCCCAAATTGCCATAATATCCCATTTTTTAATCGCTTCAAAAACTAGATATAAAGCTGCAAGACCCAATCCCTTCCCAAGCAACTCCATTAAACTTCCAGCGGCTTTCTTAATTCCGTTTATCTTATCCTTTGCAAAATCTACTACTTTTCCTTTAGCCGTCTGTGCAAGTTTTGCAGCTTTCAATTGAGCTCTTTGTGCAAATTTACCCAAACCTGTCATATCTTCTAATGATTTTGTAATCTTTTCATCTAACGCTCGTTTTTCATCAGCCCGTTTCTTTTCATCTTTTTGGATAATTCTTTCACGGGTGTCTGCTTCTTTATTTAACCTTTTAGTTTCCAACGCGGCAGATAACATTTTTTCCTGCGTTGCCTTATCAGCGTCTTTCCACTTGTTTGTCAGTTTTACTTCAGTATTTACTTTAGCGGTCTCAGTAGTGTTGAGTGTAACTGCAGCTAGAACTTTCTTTAATTCTGCGGTCATCTCAGCTTGTTGTTTTGCTGTGGGTGGTATAGATTCTGCCATTTTATTGTTTCCTTTGTTGTTCTCTTTGTCTTTCGTTTTCGTCTTTAATATGTTGAATTAATTTATCAACGTACACATCCCTCTCCCACGGCAACATATTTTCTATTTCGGTTAAACTCCAATGGTGGTGTTGTACCATTGCAAATATATTATCAAAATATGCAGCCAGACTCATGTGAGACAGGGCTATTAAAAAAAAGATTGTAATCCCGATAATACCATCTTTGATGTTACACCAGTTTTGGGATTAGTTACTTCTATTTCCTTTTTCAACATGGGCATTGTTGCAAAGAAGTGTTGAACCTTTTCAAACTGTTTGTGGTCTAATCCTTCTAGGAAGGCGGTTAATTCTTTTTTAGAATAATCAGTAGCGTCATGTACTTCTTCACCTTCCCATATTTGGTCAATGCAATCTACAATCATTTCAAATAGAGCTGCAGTTTCCTTTCCTTTAGGAATATCTATACTTTGTTGTTCAACTGTACCTAAGTTTGGATAAGATAATACTACACCGATGGTATCTGTTAGTTTAATCTTGTTGGTGTGGTCATCTTCCATTTGAACCATGATAGTAGTCAAGTCTATTTCAACATCTACTGTTGTTTTTTCATCGTCTGGACATTTAATTTTTAAATTTGCAATTTCACCTACAGACTTAGCTCGTATATTTAAAAACAAAAACTCTACATCAAATAGAGGTAATTTTTCAATATCAATTGGGTCTAAACAACAACTAACAATAATCTTACGAATAGCGTTGTAGGTTTCTTTGTCACCACCTGTTTCTTGAGCAACTAATAATATCTTTTCCTCTTTTACGAGAAATGGTCTGTATCTAATTTCCTCATCAGTTGAGGGAAGTTTTAACCTGTATTCAGGTGTATTAATCTGTGGTAAAGGCATAATATTCTCACTATTTTAATGTTAAATTTAACCAAGAAGATTTGAGGCTTTTGATAATGGCCCTGTTGTAATCCCTTGATTCACTGCACCAGTTAACGGCCCGGAAAGTTCCGCTGGTAAATCTGATATGAATGGTAAACCATCCTTTTCATTTCTGAATTCTCCAATTGCAAGATTGATTGTACTACGGTTTCCAATATTACCCATTTTAAACGGACTCCATTGTTTGTATGCCCATGTAACATCAAATGTTGCAATCGAATCAGTCATATCGTGACCGAAATCTATTTGACCTACTTCTGATGGAAAACACTGAAATACTTTTACTCCATAAGATTCTCTAAATGCAGTAGTTGGAACTATTTTTGCTTGTTTTCCATCTCTTGGAGTATCAAACCCTGTGGCTGCATTAAACGCAGCTGTAACTTCTCGTACTTTTCCAATTCCTGCATTAATCGCACCTATAACTGCACCAACTCCTGAAGGTGAGTCAGTTTCTTTTACTGCATCTGCCATAGTGGTTCGTGCAAAAATATCAAATTCTGTTGTATATTCATCATAGTAATTAAAGTTACCAGTTAGGTCATTATGTATTAATTTCTGCCAGGCATCAAAGTAGTTCTTTATATGAAATGCACCATCACAATAAAACGTAGTAGTTAATGTACCATATTGTACATTTTGTGGCCATGGAAACGGAGCTCCATATTGTTTTTGATAAGCAACCCCAATAGATTTAGATGGAACGGAAATCTTACTGCAATATAAATTCATCTTATTGACAGCTCGTTTAATACCTTCAGCTCCCTTAGTCGTATTTGGAGACAACATGGACAATCCGCCTGGATCTTTTGTCTTTTTCCACAAAGATTCTCCTTGAACTTGAGCTTCATTGAATCTTTGTCGCATTAGTCCTTTTGTTGAGTTGTTCATAATGTGTGTCTGCCAATCCAAACTACCAGACTTTATATTTCCACCATTTTGACCTACATATCCAGTACCACCACTATGAGGCCCCTGCCCCAATTCTTCTTGTGAAATACCTACTGGTGCATTAAAAGTAACCTTAAAGTTGACGGGCATTTGAAAACCCTCACCTTTAGCAACAACTGCACGAACTGCATTGACTTCACCATTAGCATCTCTTGCGTTAGCTCCTAGACCTTTACCATCATCAATAACACCTAGTTTCCTAAGAATTCCTTGAGCCCTCTTCTTACCTATTCCCACACGAATATCATGTTTTCCTACTTTTATTCCTTTTCTAAAAATTGCCATTTTTTCCTTTAATACATTAGTGCTGATTGTTTCCAGACATAACTTGCTGATTCTTTTTTAAATTGTTGCATTGGTAATCCTGCAGCATATGCCCAATCATTACCTGCTATACGATACATACTTCTTTTTACAACATGACTCATCAAATACCTTTTGATAGTTGGTATAGCTGGTGGAAAACTAGATAGAACTTTATATGATAGTTTCAATCTAAAATCCTCATCCAACTCTTTACTGCCAAGACTTTGTGTTTGTTTTATAAGTGCCATCATCAAATTCATTCTTGCAGTTGGATTTAGATAATGTATATTGATACCATAGAATCCGCCTGGAGCTGGTGCAAATGGAAATACTAATGGCCAGGCATCCCAATATGGAAGTTTGTCTTTAGTCTTTGCGTCATATCGCATTAGAAACATACCACCAATATCTTGTTTCCTAACCTTTCGTATAACATCAATATTCCTATCATCCCTAAATTCAGACCTTCCATAACGTGCAGGGATTGCCGCTCTTTGAGTTGTTTTGATCAAATCTCTAAACCATTGTTTAGCCTTTTGACTTTTTGCTCTAACTGACTGTATTAAATCAGTCAAATTATTTATTTTATCGAATTTATCTGCCATACTAGTATTTAGGTAGTTTTAGTTCATGTTCTGTATAGATTTGAAATTTCCAGCCATGTCTCTTACAAACACGTCTGGCCGCATCCCACTTTGCAACATTCTTTGCCCATTCCTTAGTTTCATATATAAATCCTTTAGTAACTCTTTTGGGTTTCTTAGGGGGTTTTGTATATTTGCTTGGTTTGATTTCTATCATAAAATTATCACCATTCTTTGTCTTAACATAAAAGTCTGGAAAATATCTATGACGTTTACCATCTAGGGGGGAAGTATAGGGAACAACTAGTTCTTCAGAACCCCATTCGACAATAGAAGGTTGTGTATCACAGTAAACCATAAACTTACGTTCCCATGATGACCTATATGTGATTTTGTGTATATCTCCCCGATACTTTGCTCGGTTAGTTGGAGTAAACCTACCC